ATGCTCGCCCATGTCTGACCCTTCATTGCGGTTCGGGTGTCCTTTGATACCTCTTGATCGAGGAAGAACTTGGACGCTCCTGCCAGATTGCGTGGTCCGCCTAGGTAGGCGCAGAGATCTGCGGTGCAGTGTGTAATCTCTGGGAATGCGCTTGAGGGGAGGATGCCATCCTTGCGGATACGGTGGAGCACAAGCTCGTCAAAGCTTGCGTTGTGGTGAATCCACTGCCACCCTGCGCCACTGATCTGTGACCAGTCGAAGAGTGCTGGTGGTCCGGCATACTCAATGCCTGTGTCCGTTTTGATTGTGACCATGTAGGCGTCAAAGCGTGAGTCGAAGATGTAGTTCCTCGTGCCTTGTAGTGTGATGCCAAACGTGTCGTCGTAATAAGTTTCAAAGTCGATCGCCGCTGTATTCATTTTAGGTTCTGATGATAAGGGCGGTAGGAGTCACCTACCGCCCGTCTTGTTGATGGGTTGCCCTGTTAGGAGCGTTTTGTTTCTTGAAACAACCGGTGTGGCCGATTGTCTATCAGGGTCTCCGCATTGCCAGCATCCAAAAGGATGTTACAGCCTGCGGCGATGTGGGCTAGGTGTGACCTACCAGACTCGGGGTCGTTGTCCTCACCGGAAGACCATGCAGCCATGTGGCGCAGGATCGCTCCGACGTAGGTCATCGCTTCCACTCGGTTCTGTCTCCAGTTCCAAGGGCCGTATTTCTCGGCTCCGAGGGACTGCACCCACGCTGTCTCAGAGAGTGCGTATGGTGGTAGGAGGTGAAGCGGGCATTTTAGTTTGCCTGCTTCACCCTTTGGGTCGGTCATTATTCTAACCTCCACAGTTTCGCTTTCGTAGGGTCCGAAGTGCATATCCGAATAGCGATTGAGATATTATTCCGGCAGGCCAGCGTGTGGAGCGACTTCATCAGCTCCACGTCCACCACAACAGGTGCTGGCTTCACAGGCTTCAGCTTCCGTAGAAACGCAGTCATTGAGGTTGAGTTCTGGCTGAGAGTCGCTTTCGAGAGAGGCTTTGGCTTCGGAGATGCGGTCAGAGACATATTTATTGAGGGTTGCGGTGAGGAGTTCCAGACGGATAAGCACTTCGACGATTTGCTCAGGGCCGAATACCTCCGGGGTGACCTTCTGGTTTAGGTAGAAGTTGACGTTATCGCCCGCGAGGCTGACGACTACGCTTACCTTGGAGTCGTCTGCGAGAGACAGTTCTGTTTCAAAGTGAGTGCTTGGTAGGGATTGGGTATTATCGGTAGACATAAACTATTGAGTTGGTTTTGGTGAGAAGAAAGGCCTCTCCATCATTGCTGACAGAGAGGCCAAGATGGGTGTTACTATTCTCCACGGCGGATTGCTAGCGCAATCTCGGCATCGGCGTCAGCCAAGCGACCACGGAAGGTTGGAACTGGAGTTACCCATGTCCCTTTCGGGCCTTTGTTGATGGAGGATGTCAAGCTCCACCGACCAGTGTGCAGCCCCTTGCGGAGCGTGAACTGGCGTGCGGTCAAGAGAGCCTTGCCGAGGCTGGTGTAAGCGCTACGGCCCACGCTGTAGATTACTGGAGCCCATAGTTCTCCGGCAATCTCATACATGAACAGGTCGCGCACCGCTTCGGCGTCTTCCATCGTGTCGAGGGAAGGGTCCTTCTTGATGAGCATGAAGATGTGGGCCAGCTCGGAGTATTGATAATCTCCGAAACCGACGACCCCGCCAGCAGCACGAAGCTCTTCAGCGCTATCGTAGACAGCACCGCGTTCCGTGTCGCCGTAAGGGCGTTTTTCTTGGAACTGTTTCTTGATCGACAGAGCGATGAACTCCAGCGGTCGAGGAATCAGGCAAGTTTTGTTGAGGATAAACTCACCGAAGCCAAACTTGTCAGGCAGGTCCCCTGTGCGTTGCACAAGGTTGAGCCGTGGAAGGCGGAGATCGGAGAGGTTGACTTCACCTTGGACGTCCGAGTCCGAAGCAGCAGCGACGTTTGTGCTGAGCGTAGCGGGAGCTACGACGGCAGGAGCTCCAGCCACTGGGATGTCACGCGGGGAAGCGTAGACTTCGTTAGCTGGTGCCTCTTCGACTGGTGCGGTAGAGGTTGGACGACGGGTGAATGAGGTAGTAGCCATAGTATATTATCTTCTTTGGGTTTTTGGTTTCTTACTTTGTCCGAATTGGATCTAGTTTGTGGTAGACCCCTTCGGATACCAAGGCTCCTGCATCTTGGAGACGATCCGAGAGCTGAGTCTTGTATTTCGCCTTCTCGCCCCGAGGGGCTGATTCGGTGAAAATTTCTTCAAGCTTACCGATGCTGACACCGGTAGCGCAAGCCAGCATGTCTTCCCATGCGATCTTGTCTTTGAGAGCTTCGTAGGCCAGCAATGCGTTTGTCACGCGGCGTGGCTTGTTAACTTCTACGAGGCGGAAGTCTTCTGGCACGATTCCCTCTGTGAGGGCCTGTTCCAATGCCATTGATTGGGTATCTTCAGCCCATTTAGCGGCGATCTTTGCAGCGCGAAGGAGGAGTCCCATGGTCTTTGGATCACGGATCTCGCCGGGACGGAGCACTGGGTCGTCGAGCACCTCGAAGATTGGGTCATATTTAGAGCTGATCTTGATGATCTTGCGGGCCAATGGACGGCAGCGGGCGCGATTACCGCAGAAGTCACAGGCTTCACAGAGGGGAGTGAAGAGCGCTTCGACATCTTCGTCGAAGAAGTTCATGCGAGCCAGCTTTGCACGCTCGATGACAAGCTTGATCTCCCAGCCGATTCTTTCCATGTCACGGTCACGGTCCCATGTGTGGAAGGAGATTGTATCGAGCTTCGGCTGGACGAGATGGACTGTGATTTCCTTGAGGCTTGGGAACATGACCCAGACGCCGTAGGTGTAGGCCTTCATCTGGATGTTCTTCTCGGCGTCACGGACGGGCATGTACCCGAACTTGAAGTCAACGATGTCTGCCTTGCCGTCGGGCTTGATGATCAAGGTGTCAAGGAAGCCCCATTGATCGAACACTTCGACACAGATTTCACGCTTGATGTCGATCGAACCTTCTGCGACGTCGGACTCGTAGCCCATTGCCATATCAACGAGCATCCGCTCTTCTTCGGTCAGACCGGTGATGTCTCCGGTTTCACAGGCTGCGTGACAGCGGGTGCCTTGCTCGGCTGCTTTCATTGCAGTAGCGCTTGAGGAACCCCCCTTGTATCCGGGGCAGATCGAGAGACTGTCTAGCTGGGATGGGGAGAACTCAGCGTGACCGCGTTCGCCGCTCTTCTTCACAGCGTCTTCGCCCGTGGCTACTTCAGCTACTGGTGCTGGAGCTACTACTGGTTCAGGTGTGGCCTCAACTGGGGTTGGAGCTACAGCTTCCTCGACCTTCTTAGGCTTGCGCTCACGCTTGACCTTTGGGACTTCGGTCGCTGGTGTGGCTACTACTGGGGGTGTCTCGATGACTGTTGCATCGACTTCGATTGCGACCTCTTTAGTAGGCGCTGGGTATGTTGGTGTTCTTGGCATAGTGGTAATATACGACTTTTTATGGAGGCGGGTCATGTTGTCAATCTTGATTTGTACTGCTTCTAAAACTTTTTCTTCGACCGACCCCTCAGCCACGAGGACGCGGTTGATCGGATCGGATTTTGCACCGGCTCGGTCGATGCGCCCGAAGACTTGCTCCATGATCTTTGCGTTATAACACGGTGATATTAAGGCTTCTCTGGGGCGAGCAGCGGTCTCCGTATGGTGCAAGTTAACGCCGGTTCCACCGGCAGCGATGTTACAAATGAGGACGTGAACTTCGTCATGTTGGAAGGCGTCGATCGCCTCCTGACGCTTTGCAGCACGAGGTTCTTCACCCCAGATCTTACCCGCTGTGATACCGACCATCTCCAAGCGATCGGATAGAGCCCTGACGCTTTGATTAAAGTTCAGGAATACCACGACTGATTTGCCTTCGTCCAAACGGTCTTGGACCATTTGACTGATTTCCGGCATCTTCAAGAGCTCTACCTTTTGGCGAGCCCTCGTCAGCTTGACCATGGCTTCGGCTGGGTTGCCTTTGAGTGTCACACGTTCCTCCACCTCCTTCTCGATGATGGACTCCAGTTCTTCACTGCACTCGTCAAGCAAGGCCTTGATCTCCTTGGAGCTACCGAACGAGATGGGATCGTAGATGAGTTGACCATTCGGGAAGAACTCTGCGAGATCCTCCCGCGTCAGCATGTGACCGTGGTTCGGGTAGGTTAGGCGGTGTAGCCGGTCAAGATGTCCATCGCTGAAGTGATTCTTGACGAACTCAAGTGCTCCCCATGCGTTGGCTTTAGCCCCGAAACGAGTCGCCCATCCGTAGAAATCCTTTAGGTTATGCAGCCCAAGGAGGAAACCAAGAGCACGCATCTCAACAGGGTTCTCACACGCAGTGGCGCTGAGCATCAGAGTCGGCAGCGGCTTGGCTGCGATGAGCATCTTTGCATTTTGCGTGTAGTGGCCTTTGCAAGCGTGGACCTCGTCAAACACGAGGAGCGTCTTCGGGGGCATGTTGAAAATAAATGATCCTTTTTTCCAATCCCCGAAGCCCGACTTCCCTGTGCGGAGCTTCTCGTAGTTGATGACCCCGACGACGCCAGCGCCCTGCTCTTTGAGAACGCGAGACCAGTTTACCAGCGTAGCCTTTGGAGCGACGACGAATACGTTGAGGCCCAGCCGCTTGGCTACTTCAGCCGCGCAGAGGGTCTTGCCTGTCCCAGTCTTCGAGGGGTCTAGGGCTGCTTTGTGTCGGGTGATGATGTTAACGAGCACGTCAATATGTGCCGCTTGTTGTGGGTAGGGTACCTTCATTTTAGTGTTTTTGCGAACTCCCAAATCAGGAGTGAATCAGAGATTGCGTGGGTTACTTTGATGGATGGGAAGCGTTTTTGCGCCTCCCCTTTCAGCACGTTCTTCCAAGCGGTGTATCCACCGGCGGTGGCTTTGGTGCCTAGGCGGAAATGCTTCTGCCATGAGTGAGGATCTACCTCGACGATGCGGATTGACAGGGCCAGCGCTGCCCCCGTCAAGAGACCCGCGTTGCGGTGGAGCTTTGCCATGCTGGCTCCGCTGACGCGACCTCCGGGAACTGAGACGAATAGAGGTAGCTTCTCGATGACGAGGACAACGGGCGGCGTGTCATAGTTGGAGTTCACAGCTTGGTGCCTCAAGATTTCAATGACGTCCGCTTCTGTGTCGGGCATAGCCTTGACGAGGTGCGGTGCGAGCTCGTCACTCTCTCCGATTACGATTCCGCCGCTAAGGCCGGGGTCTACTGCAATGATGGTTGTCTTCATAGGATGTTGTCAGGGGTGATGCCGAACCACTCAACCGCGTCAGGTAGTAGCACAAGCCCTTTGTAGTGGGCTTGCAGAACTCGGGGTGAGTTGCCAACCTGCTCGGACACTTTCCAAGCGTCACGCTCCTGTGCCATAGCATAGGTGACGTAGGAGTGGCGAAGTGCATTACCCTTCCAAGCGACCCCAGCTTCGTCGGCCAAGTGACCGATGTGCCGATTCAGGTTTGAGATGAGATGTTGGGGTACGACGAAGCCATCCTTATGCTTGATGTGATTGAGCCAAGCGACTCCATTCGGAGGGATAAGCGCGATCCGGCGGCAGGCTGTCTTGGTGATCTTAGTTGTCAGGCGGACTGCGCTATGACTGAGATCGATGTCCGTCCACTTTATGCGTGTGATCTCACTGACGCGCATTCCCACAAACCCACCCAGAACTAGTAGAGCGAGCAGCCATTCCTCCCGACCCCCGACGAGCATACCGCCAACTGTGAGTAGACGGCGCATCTCCTCGGGCGAGAAGAACTCAGGCTCAGCGGGTGTCTCCTTGGGTTTGCGGATTCGCTCCGCAAAGGTGCGGCGATCATACGGAAGGTAGTCGTTATCCCGCGACCATGTGGCGAAGGTCTTGATGGCGCGAAGGTAGTTGGACTTGGTTGTCGGCCCCCATGTTTTGGGCATAGACTTCAGCACTTCCTCGGGAGTGATCGAGTCGAGCGGCGTTTCACCGAAGCACTTGATGAAAACCTGTATGTGCTTCTGCACTGTGCGAACGTGGTGGTATGACATGCCCTCAAAGCGGTGGCTTTTGAGGTAGGATTGTCCCGCTACTGTGGCGGACTTTGGTTTTGTTGACTTAGTTTTGTTCATGTTGTATTGTGGGCATGTCGTATAAAACAACAATTATGGCCTCAGTCAAGAAAAAAAATTACGCTGCTCCAATACCCACAGAACGAGAGAAGTATGGACTAATCTGGGGACCCGAGGTAAGCGATCTCGACATTGAATTGCTGTGTTATCGAGAAGGAGCTCCTATCTCTCCGGGAAAACCACACCACTTCCGCCAAGCGGTTGACCTCTTGTGGAACCAACCCGCCTCAAGCAAGAACTTTGTCTGGCATCCATGGGCTGAGGAGATGCTCGAAGCCGCCTGTGTGAATAAGTACCTGTCCGTTGGCGGTTGCGCTAGCTCAGGCAAGACAGACTTCTTTGCTGTGTGGGGGCTTATCGAATGGCTATGTGCGCCTCACGCAACGCAGGTGCTCTATACGTCCACGAGCCTCAAAGATTCTCGCAAGCGTATCTGGTCCACCGTGGAAGATTACTTCCAAGCGGTTCCCGGCCTTCCCGGAAAGCTGGTGTCCTCGCAGGGGGTTATTCGGTTTGAGGCTGACGGGCTACAGTCCGACAAGTTCGGCCTCACCCTAGTCGCCTCCGACCGAAAGAAGGAGCGTGATGCTCAGAATAAGTTCATGGGTTTCAAAGCTCCGAGACTTCGACTGGTTGCCGATGAGTTGCCTGAGTTGGCTGACAGTATTCTGACCACTGCGTTCTCTAACCTTGCTCGAAACGAAGACTTCAAGATGGTTGGAATCGGAAACCCGAACTCACACTATGACCCTCATGGCCGGTTCTCAGAGCCCTATGATGGGTGGACTTCAGTTACTGAGTTGGACTATTCATGGAGGACCAAGTATGGGCGGTTCATTCGGTTCGACGCGGAACGTAGTCCGAACATCATGCTCGGGTTCGTCAAGTATCCGTTCCTTGCGAAGCAGGAAGACTTGAATGAAGCAGGCAGGTTAGGCGAGAAGTCGGTAGCCTACTACCGAATGGTCAAAGGATTCTGGTGCCCGATTGGAGCTGATGACAGCATCTACTCTGACGCCGAGATCGAGCGTGGGGGCGGAACGTCTACACCGGTTTGGGCTTCTGAGGCAAATAAGGTTAGGGCCGCTGCTCTTGACGTAGCCTTTACCGCTGGTGGTGACCGATGCGTATTGCGATTCGGTACAGTTGGTAAGACCATCAATGGCGTTCGCCATGTCCACTTCGATGAGGTCCTCCTGATTTCAGAAGACGTCACCAACAAGATCGACCCCCGCACCCACCAGATCTGTCGTCAGGTTCGGGACGAGTGCGTCAAGAGGAATGTGCCTATTCGGAACTTCGCTCTCGATGCGACGGCTGGCGGTGCTCCATTCGCTGACGTGCTCGCAGTTATCTGGGGTCCCGACTTCCTTCGCGTCAACTTCAGTGGTCGTGCTTCCGACCTACCTATCTCATCCTCCGACAAGGCACCCTCGTATGAGCGGTATCATGACCGGGTGTCCGAGCTTTGGTTTGCTGGTAAGGAGTTGCTCCGCACCAAACAGGTCAGTGGGTTGGACGATTCGACGATCCGTGAAATGGTGTCACGCAGATACAACACCGTCAAAGGAGCTGGCAAGCTACTCCTCCGTGCCGAGAGCAAGGTTGACATGAAGGATCGCGTTGGGTTCAGTCCTGACTTAGCTGACGCCGCGTTCATTCTCATTGACCTTTGTCGTGCTCGTCTTGGGTTCTCATCTTCGGAGCGAGCTAAACGTCCAACCACCGCCTCCGGTGGTAAGCAAGTGTCGTCGCTAAAGAAAGCCCTAAAGGGTCTTGACGTTGCTGGTCGCGCTCGCAGGTTCTTCTAATATGAAAATAGTGGCTCCTGCCAAACGGCTTCATGAAGCCTTCTACGCGATGGGCATCCTCGCCCACATCCCCGGACATCCGCACCATGTCTACTTCCCCCGCAGCGAGCCTGCTGCGCGTGACTACTTCGTGGAGATAGAGGCGATCGCCTCTAGAATGCCATGGATTCGCAGCGTCAATCGCGGACTGCCTCCGTTAATGCAATATGGGTTAGACCTTCGCCCCTATCACCACAAGCAGGACGGTCGGTCAATGCTTGCGAAGATGAGCTACTACTGCGGACTGTATTCCTTCAAGCCTTGGTTTGAGCGAATGGAAGCCACCGGCGAACATGTCGTAATTGCCCGCACGCTGGTGCAGCAAAACCAACTCTTCCCGTGGGGAGGACTACTGGCTGCTCTTCACAGGCACCCCATATTCTTTATGGGTACCATCGAGGAGTATGAAGCATTCCAACCCAACATCCCTGCAGGAGTAACCGTCGAGCATAGAGTCCCTGACTGGGGTGGGTCAGGTCTTGACGTCTGCCTGAGTGCGATGCTCTACGTCGGTAACCAGTCTCCAGCGTTGGCCGTTATTGAAGGAGCTCACATCCCAGCGATCACTGAAGTCAGCCTCAGCGACCCTGACAATATCTACATCCGCCCCGGATCTAGCCCTTGCTTCACCAATCAAGCCACCTTTCCTGACGGGGTTCCGGGTTTCTCCGGCAGCATCGCGTCTTCGATCAAGGATCTGCTTGTCGCCTCGTATGCTGACTGGCTTCCACCACCGAAAGGCTGGCGAGTTGACTGTCAGGAGAGGGCACCACGTTACTTTGACAACCTTGACGACGCTGCATTCTACTTTTGCAAGTACACCGAGGGGTTGACGCTGAAGCATCGAGGACACGCTCGTCGGCTCGTGCTGGAAGAAAACCTTCGGCACTACCCCGAGTGGGCTGATGAAGCGACGGCGCATCGATTGTTTAGAAAACCAACACTTGCGCTCCGAGCGGCTGCTCGTAAAATAAAACTTCGGAAGTTTCTCCCCCACATCAACAGCTACCTGTCAGACTCATGCGATTGATCATACCCATCACACCGGAAACAGTGCCTCACTTACCAGCAATGCTCAATACGTTGAGTGCCTCCGATCCGGGAGCAGGGCATCAGCTTTACATCCTAGGCACTTCTGACTGCCTACCTGCCGCAGAAAAGTTTGCGACCACTGCTCGTCAGAAGACGAAGTTTGGGGGCGTTGTGGTGTCAACCATGCACGCATCGCAGATGTCCGCGCCATATAACCTCCTGTGGGCCACCTACTTCCGCAACGCGGGTCCTGACGCCATGTGGCTTGATCCAGAGGCGGTCATCATTGGCAAGGCCGGATGGTTGACGCGCATCGAAGACAGCGCTCGCTTCTCCACTTCGCTCTTCCTAGGCCCTCAATCGCTTAGCGTTACCGGCGTCTATCGAAATGGAGTCTCCAAAAAGCTGCGTACTTGGGAATGTTCCTGCGTCAAAGGTATAGCTACCCCAGCCAGTTTGGCAGGTTTCTCTAACTTGACGAGCGTCTACCGAGCGTCTCATTTACTCTACGTCTCCGACAGTCTTGAGGGAGTCCCCCCGCTCGTTGAGGTCGTCGTCCCGAAAACATGGGGCAGACCTATTGACCGGTTGCCGGTTGTCAAAGTTTCCACCCCCGAAGTCACCAATGAACCCACCCCCGAAGTCGTCAAGGTTGACACAGAGGTAAAAGCCGAGGTAAATACTCCTCAGCCGCCCCGTGTTGTTCGCCGGCCTAAACCGTAACCGCCATGCAAAAAGCCCTCCTCGAATTCCAACAGACCGACGACGGTCTCCTCACCGCGTCTCCCGAAGGACGGGTTCCTGACCGCCGGATCGCTGATCCTAAGTCTGCCCATGCTTCTTTGCGGAAGATGATTGACGACGATGTTGATTCGAGTCGTGGCCGTGCCCAGTTCCAAGCAATGTTTGACGGTCAGCGTCCCTATCGTGACGAGGATCTCGTAGAGACTGGTCAAGGTGGGCGATCCAATCTGAACTTTGACGAGGCTGGAGCTCTGCTTGAATACAGCATGAGCGGCTACGTCGATCTCTTCTCGAACACGGATGAGTTCCTTCGGTTCCGTTTACGCCCCAACTCGTTCCCCGCTCCACAGCGGCTTGAGTATGAGTCGAAGATGAGCAAGATCTTCACGGGTATGCTCCGCAAATGGAGCAGCTTCTTCCACAAGTTCCTCTACTGCTGCCATCACTTCATCGTGGACGGCGTCTCAGTATGCTACTACCCCGATCACCTTGACTGGCGCTGGCATGTGGCTAAGCTCGGTGACTTCTTCTTCCCGCGCCACACGCTGGCTGACCCCGGATCTATGGAGCTAGCTGGGAGTATCCAGCGCTACAGACCTTCTCAGCTTTACGCGTACATCAAGAATCCTGAGCAGGCCGCTGCGCTTGGCTGGGACGTCAAGGCTGTTCGCGATGCCCTTATCAAGTCCGTCAACGCTGCCGGTGATCGCCGCGTCATGGATTGGGAGCAGGTTCAGGAGCGCCTCAAAAACAACGACCTCTACTTTGACGCCGTCGGCAACGAGATCCCGATTGGGCATCTCTGGGTCAAGGAGTTTACGGGGATGTGGTCTCACTACCAGTTCCTCGACATCGGCACTCCTGACAAGTTCATCTATAAGAAGGAGGACAAGTATCCTGCCAACCGTCCGCCGTTCAGCATCTTCATGTTTGGGATTGGGTCGAATGGCTACATCCACAGCATTCGCGGTCTCGGCTACAAGATCTACCCCCATATCCAAGTGAGCAATCGCCTGCGGAATCAGGTGGTTGACTCTGCCATGTTGTCCAGTTCGGTCATGATCCAACCGGCTGACGAGCAAGCTCTCGCCGATTTATCGCTGACCTACTACGGCCCCTATGCAATCCTGACTCCCGGCAACAAAGTCATTGAGCGCACGATCCCTAACCTCGGTAACAACGCGATGCCTGTCATCAGTGACATGTCTGCATTGTTGCAGGGCAAGTCGGGCCAGTATAGCTCGGTCGGCATGTTCGCTGACGACAAGGAGCGTACCCGATTCGAGGTCGAAGCCTACGTTGCTAAAGCCAGCAAGCTCAGTATCACAAGCTTGAACCTATTCTACGAGCCATTCCAGAATCTCCTGCGTGAAGTTGCTCGGCGTGTGTTTAACCCTGAATACGGTCCCGATCTCCCCGGCGGCGACCTTGTTGTCGAACTCCGTGATCGCCTCCTTGAAGAAGGAATCCCGGAAGAAGCCTTCGGCGTTATCGACTTCGATCGCTGCGCCGTCAACCGCGCTGTCGGTGGTGGGTCTCCCGAAGCACGTCAGATGATTCTCAATGAGCTGGCAAGGGAAGCGCCATCGTTTGACGATGTTGGTCGTCAAAACCTCCTACGAGACCGTATCGCTGCCAAAGTTGGTTACGACTTGGCTGACCGCTACGTCCCGGAAAGGGTTGACGCTCGCCCAACTATTGACGACAAGCTCGCTGTTTTGGAGAACTCTCACCTCATTAGTGGCGAAGACATCCAAGCCCAGTCTAATGAGCTGCATCTCATCCATCTAAAGATTCACGATGCTCGACTGCGTCAATACTTCGACGCTATTGAAGCTGGCAGTACTACGATTGGTGACGTTTTGCAGCCAATGGTCATGATTCATGCCCACGCTACACAGCACGTCGAGATGGGTGGCATTGACCCAGCTATCTCGGACATGGTCTCGAACTACCGCCAGCAGCTCCAGCAATATGGAGAAATGATCTGGAATGGTCAGGAGCAGTTGAAGGCCGAAGCCCGCAAAGCCGAGAAGGAAGCCGCCAACGCAGCTCAGGAAGGTGAGCAGGCTCAGCCTACCCAAGACCAGTCCCTACCTCCTGAGATGGAGCGTAAGCTCATCGAGCAAAACCTCCGTCTTCAGATGAAGCAGGAGGAACATCAGCAGAAACTCCAGATGCGCCAAGCGGAGTTCGCCCAAAAACAAGCCATCAATGACGCTAAAGAAGCTGCCAAGCTTCGCCGACTTGGTGTGTAATTTCCCATGTCAGATACCCCACCACCCATACCAACGACCCTCGCTGAGTGGTCAAAGTCTGAATCTTACCGAACCCAGCTCGGCACCGCATTACGTCAACCTTATATGGTTGGTGTCTTTGCTGTGCTCCGGCAGATGAATGCACCCAAGATGCTGCAGAGTTCTGATCTTGGAGCCGGAGCTTTATGCCACCAGTACCATGCTGGGTGGGAAGCGTGCCTGCGTGCGCTGCGAGACCTTCCCGGATTCTCCGAGGACTCCCTCGGCAAAGTCCAGAAAGCCGCGACACTTGAACAAAGTGGAGCTTGGAAATGGGTCGGAGACTCCGACACCCCTGTAACCCGATAAACCTAAACACCCCTGCTTAATATGTCCGACATGTCCCCTGCCACCCCGCCTACAGTCTCAGCCACTTTATCAGACGAAGGAACGATCGCCGATCGTCTTGGATCGTTTGACGATCTCTTCTCCGCCCCTACAGAGTCTGGAGATACTCCTCCTGAAGCAACTCCAGACTCCGGCAGCCCCGCTGACCCAGCTCTTATTGAGTCTGAGAAAGACGACATGAGCTCCTTTCTCGGAAAGGAAGAGCCAGCTCCAGCCCCAACTCCGGGAAGCGACGAAGAAGATCGCGCCCCCGAAGGCATGACTGAGAAAGCCGGTAGCCGCTGGAAAGAACTCAAGAATGAAATCAAAGAGCTTCGTCGCAAAAACGAAGAAGCCGCAGCTTCGCAGGTCGCTCCAGAAGAACTTCAGAAACTGAAGTCTGCAGAAGCCGAAGTCAGTGCGTTGCGTGAGAAACTTGAAACCTACGAGCGCGAGATCATCGGCGTCAAGCTTGAGGCCACTGACGAATACCAGAAGCAGGTTACCCTCCCACTCGATACGGTCCGCTCGGTGGTCCAAGACCTCGCCGAAACCTACGAGCTTGATATTGAGGCTCTTAACTCTGCAGTCGTCGAAGGCAACCGCAGGGAGCGCGTCAAGAAACTCGCCCAACTGGCTGAGTCAATGCTTGAGCCTGACCGTTTGAAGCTTTACCGATCCGCCGAAGACTTTGATAACATCGTCGAAACTAAAGCAGCTCTCGAAGAGAACGCCGCTGAGACCCTGCAGAGATTTGAGGTCGAACGCGCAGACGCTCAGCGCAAGCAATCAGTGGAAGGACTGCGGAAGCAGAAGGAAGCCGCTGACGAAATGTGGGAGCTCATGGCTAGGAAGCTTCCCTTCTTGGCTGACGAAGCCACCGCCAAAGCCATCCGCGCTGAGGCAGACACCGTTGACTTTAACTCTGCAGATCCCGGCCTCCGGGCTTATGGAGCCTATGCAGGTGCTGCGTTGCCTAGATTGTCTAAGGCGTTGCGCGTCAAAGATGCTCGGATCGCCGAGTTGGAGCGCCAGATTGGTGCGTTCAAGGGAGCCACACCCTCATCCGGTGCCAGTGCCCCTTCCAGCGGAGTCAAATCAGGGTCATTCCTTGACGCCATTGAAGCAGGACTTGGGAGATAAGATTTTTCTTGACTGACGATAGGCTCGTCATACTTTGACAGCGAGTTCGCTCGGTTACTCTGATACCGTTCATCGCTAAAGTATGTGAGCCTATCCTCCCTCGGCTCGGGGAATCCACTTGTCAGTCAATTTCAATCCCCCTTTCTACTTTTATGCCTACCGTCGCAACTCTCTCTAACGCTCAGCTTGACGCTACCAACTCCATCCTTGTCAACGAAGCCGGTCGTATCGGCCCTGACATCTACACCAAGTCACTCAACACCTCCGCATGGATCAACCTCGCTCAGCGCGGTACGTTCCCTGATGAAATGGGTGACGTCATCAACGTCTTGACTTGGGAGCGCTCGCTTCCCGGCACTGGCGGTGCTCTCACCTTCAGTGACGTCATGACTCAGCAGTACTTCAACAATCCTACGGGAGATGGATCTGTGCCTAGCCCACAAGGAGCGCTCGATACCTGTCTCCCAACTGCAGCCACTATTGGCTTCGGTCAGACAATCCGCCAGTACAACCTGAAACAGGCTGCTGTGCAGAGCCCCAAGATCTGCGTTCATGACCTTCGCTACGCTGCGAAGCGCAAGGATCAGCTCACGGCGATGTTCAACATTTTGAAAGACAACACCAAGTGGGCATGGGAAACCTACTACCGCTCGGCTTACACTGATCTGGCTGAGCACAAGGTGGTTGTAGCTACTGGCATCACCACTGTTGATGGTGCTGAAACGTGGACCGTCCCAACTGGAGCAGGCGCTAACGGCGACGTAGAAAAGACAGCCGCCATGAAGCACCTCTCACAGGGCATCCTTGACCGTATC